GCACCTACGACAACAGCATTAGATAGGTCACGCTCTCTTAATCTAATTCCAGGCGAGACTTGACTTGCCATGTATTTTCTCCTTGAGTAACCAAATTTGATCTATAGGTATTTAGATTTTTGGAAAGTTCAAGTGGGGAAACAATGCACGAACCCTCTACCAGTCTGGATAGATATCTTCCTTATATTTTCTTCTTTTGTTCGCTACTCTTTGTTTGGTACAGTCCTTACATTCATAGGACCACGCAGACAAAGATGTCCTGTCTGGTCTAGACCTATAGAAATCTGTAGTTAAATCTTTAGTTTTTCCACAAGCTCTACACTTTCTTTGTTGGAAAAGAACAGTACCTAGATCGAACATATCTTCTACGTTCATTAGATACTCCACATGTATGATACATCTTCCTGTGTATCACCATACTCCCAATGAGATCCATCTTCTACAAATCCTTCATCACCTTCTAGACCTGTGGTAATAAATCCGAATGGTGCCATGTCTTGTTCGATCTGATTCTTTTGTTCATCGTAGATACGTTTACGAACATCGTTATCAGTAAGTTCTTTGAAGTAATCTTGTTGGACTAACCAAGCAAAGATTACCATACACATTACCAAGTCATCATGGAATCCTTCATCAGCTTCAAAGGATTGCTTCTTCTGAATGAACGTGGTAAGTTCTGATATAATTTCGTAGTCATTAAAGATAAGTTTGTCATCTTCAATAATTTGTTTGAGGTTAGCACAACCAACCTTCTTCACGGTAACACTCATCTTGACACCAAGCTGTGTTTTAGATCCAGAAAATCCATGCCCTACAATCTGCCCTGCTCGCCCTCTCATGGCACACATAAGCACATTAGGATACTCAAGGTCATAATTTAGAATCGACGCCACAGAGTCCCCTACGTCGTTTACCTCACACATAACCCATGCATTATTATATCCTCTGGCAACATCATTAATGACATTGGGAAACAACATCGGTTTGATTTCATTGTTCCTATACTTTGCTACTATCCTATATGGAACTGTAGTAATATCGTAAACAATGAAAGCAGAGTAATCTCCCCCAATACCGCGAGAAACATCCACCGTAATAATATATTCCCCGTTGGTTGTTGGTTTTTCATAGATGTCAAGTCCCTTGTTTGTAGAGATGGGATCAATAAAAGTCAGTGCTCGCAGTTTAGCAGCAGAGATTAGTGTGTCAACAGATCCAAGAAATTCACACTCAAACTCCTGTGTGAACTGTCTCTCGGACGTGTTCTTAATTGTTTCTGCTTTCCAGTTCTCATCACGTCCAGGCACCTGCGACCAGTGTACCTCATGCCAGGTATATCCATTCCTATCATTCTGTGCATCAGTCCACAACTTATAGAAGTGGTTCATACCCTGTGGGGTAGAGATGATAATTACTTTCGTTGACTTACCAGAAGTAATAGTAGGATAAACAGAGGCAAAGAACGACTCTGCAATATGGTTTGGTACGAACGCAAACTCATCGAGGAAGATGATGTTAAACGACATACCTCGGACAGCACTTGCAGATGTAGAAGCTGCCAATATCTTACTGCCATTCTCCAACTCCATAGAACCTTTGTTCCATGATACCACACCCTGTTGAATCCATTTCGGTAGATTTTCATATGCTGTTTGTAATCTACCAAGTAGATCTCTTGCCGTACTTGCTTTGTTAGCAAGGATACCAATGTTTACGCTATCGTTGAACAACGCATAATGCAACAAATACGAAACCACCGTCGTAGACTTTCCAGTCTGACGAGGTAGCTTCGCAATGTTGAATCTACTTCTATGAAATTTTTTAATTAACTCCTCTTGGAAGTCCCACATCTTAAATGGCACCAGACCTTCATCAAGAGAAACAATTTTTACATAGTTTTTTGTAAAGTATATTGGATCTTGAGCACACTTTACATACTCTGCAATTTGTTCTTTGGTAAAGTCTTGCTTGACATTTGCTTTTTTTAGAAGCGGATTACCAAGATAAATCTGATCGGTTGCCATAAGAAAACTAGTTCACCACTAGTATTTAGAGATCTCCAAATTGATCACGCATTTCTTCCATTGATTTTTTCTTTGCGGAGTACACACCATCAATGTATCCAGACCTATATTCCCAGGTAGTTCCACCATCTTGTCCTTTCCTAGGATTGATGCATGTTTCGTCACCTAGTTTATTGCAAACCAAACCAGCTAGGTCTAGTTCACTCTTGTCGTAAGAGGCAGCAGTACCACTAAACATGTGTTTGCCGTTAATCCAAATAGCACCACATTTAGGACATTCTTTTCTCTCTAGTTTGAGATCCGACAGTTCCTTATCGTTGGTCATCTTTCAATTCCTTTATGAGTTTATTGTAATCAGGTAGATCCTTTATGAGTTGTTGTTCTAGTTTACGTCTCATCATAAACATTCTAAATTTAACCCACTGATATCTAATTACGAGATCAATGTATGAGAAGAGACGCATAGTCTCTTCCGTACCTGCATAGGCTATCATAAGTATAATGATAGTTGCAAATATGTAAGTTAGGTACATAAGTTGTATCAGAGTGATACTCTTAAATATTTAGAACTTAAATTAAAAGGTATCTGATAAAATATCTTCAAACCAAGTCAACAGTTCCACGCTCTTAGTGACTTATTGATTCTGCTATCAGGATCTCTAGATGTTTTCTTACTAGTTAGTTTCTTTTTCATGCCCTTCATTCGAGCGCAGAAGGATGCCCTGCGGGGATTTCCAACTTTCTTGCTTGGTGCTTTGAGGTCAGATCCTGGATTTTCCTTTTCGTAAGACTTTCGTCCTTTTTCGTTAAGTCCCCCTTCGGAGTTCTTTCCTGACTTTTTTGTCCAGGCTGCTCCTTCAGTAGTCAGGTTATCTTCACGAAGGCGATTTCTCATCCTATCCATCATCATTTTTCTATCACCCATTTTGCCAGCAAGTCCAGTATTACCAGTAGGTGCCTTAACCTGCTTCTTAGCAAGTGGGTTTTTGATATCTAGGTTAGGATGACCAATGTATCCGTCTCCAGGTTTGCCGCCAATGACTTCATCAAGATTTTCACCTTCTGGTTCATATGATTGATTTAAAGGATAGTTAGGCATTGGTACAGGTTTCCTAGTACCTTTTATTTTGTGATCAGGCATTGGTACAGGTTTTTTAGTACCTGTTGGTTTGTACTCAGGCATTGGTGCAGGTTTTCTTAAACTTGCTTCATCTAGTTGCAGATCACCTCTCCAATCAGAGAAAGAGTTTGTCAATCTCATTGGTGAGGGTTTCTTAAATCTAGATTGAGGTTGTTGATTTGTAATATTAGTGGGTCGTTGAGCACCCGTATGTGGTTGTACTTTAATGGGTGTTACTTTTGGCGCAGGAGGAGTTGCTTTTGGTGGTGGAGTAGTTGCTTTTGGTGCAGGAGTACTCCCTGTTCCCGTTTTGGGTGCAGGCATTCTCGACTTCATATCCTTCATCAAAGGATTCGTAGTCTGATTCGTTCCTCTAGTACGATCCCTTTCTTTTTTTGCAGCAGCAAGTTTTGGATTTGCTTTTGCCCAGGCTGCCATACGTGTTTTCTTATCCGCAGTACGCAGTTTCTCATCAGCAGCAGTTCTCTTTGGTGTAGAAGATGGTGCTGGAGCTGTTGATTTTGGTGGAGTTGATCTGGGAGGTTTATTTTCCCTATTTTTATCTGCAGGAGTTGTCTTCTGATCTGGAGTTCTGGTATCTGGTTGAGTACTCTTTGGAGGTGCTACACTTCCATCATCCTCACTACCAGATCGTTTACCGTCTGGTCCTCTGGATGGAATATGTGGTTGATTGATTCCACCAGTGTTTGGAGTTCTCTCACCAGATCTTACGGTAGGTTCGTTTGAATTTTTTGCTGGAGGATTCAACCAGTTACCGATGGCACCAGCGGCGTTGGTGGCTCTTTCTTTTGCTTTCCTAAGTCCATCCATATACTCCTGGCGGGTCTTCAACCTAATACCTTCAGTAATCTTTGGATTAATAGTGACAGTATTCTTTCCTGTCATTGGTTTGATTTGCTTTTCTTTTTCTTTCGGTTCTTTAGGTTGATCATCTACTTCCCAAAGAAACTCTTCTCTCCAATTAGAAGCCTTGAGTGGTTCAGGTTTAATAATATCCACAGAATCAATCTCCGTTGGTATGTACGTGTCTCTCCAATCCATAGATTCCTTCCATGGATCTTTTTCCTTTTCCTTCTTTTTCTCAGGTTTTCTATCTTTAATAGATTGAGTAGAAGAAACCCCAGTCTTAAGACCTCGGTTCTTCTTCATTTTCTGCACCATTTTTTTCTTCAATTTACTCGCTTTCTTACCAGCATCAGTAGCGGTAAGAGTTGCTTTCCCAATAGCACCAACTGAACTCAACGCATTGCCAAGAACCTTTGTGCCTGCCTCTGCAGTAGAATCCTTAGAGGAGACTTTAGAAATTTGCACCGAGTTCAATTCAGACGCAATCTTCTTCTTCTTTTCTTCACCATCAGATTTTTTCTTTTCTAAAGAACTTTTCTTATCTGAAAGTTCTTTACCTCTAGTTTTAGATGCAAGAGTATCTTCAGATTTTTTTCTGGCTAACTCTTTATTTCTTCCATCAGAAACTCTTTTCTTAGCCTGAGAAATGAATGACTCCCCAGACTCTTTATCTTTTTGTGCCTTTGTTTTTGTCTTAGCAACAGGAACATTCTTCAAAGCTTCCTTTCTAGCTTCTTTCTTTTTTTCAGCAGCCACTTTTTTGGGATCAGGTTTTGGTTCCTTCTCCTTCCTGACTGAATCGATAAGATCATCGAGACTTGGTTTAGCCATCAACCTTCCTCCTCTTCCTCATCTCCCTTGAGGAGTTTCCCCATCTTATCTGTTACCTTACCAACTCCCTTCTTTGCAACATGCACTGCTGCTTTCTTCGCAGCCATCTTAGCAAGTACACCAACGATAGCAGGAGCAGCCTCTTCGAGGTGCTCGGTAGATTCAATCTTTAGGGTCTTTGGATAGTCCTTGTCGCCCTTCTTAGCAGGTGATTCACCACGTTCACGTTTTGCATGGATGTTTGCCCAGAGACCTTTCTTCTCTTCTAGAGTTTCCTCCTTGACATCGTTTCTATCTTTCTCTTCAGCATCTTTGTTGAGAGCCTTGACAATCTTTCCAGACTTCTTATGCGCTTCAGTTCCCTTCTCACCACCCGCCAGTGCGTCTCTGGAGAGGTTCCCAGCGCGACGGAACATCTTGTTCCTCTTTTCCCTAGAGAGTTCTTTCTTACCCTCTTCAACCACTTCTCCAGTTACTTCAACTTCTTCCTTTGGAGTAGAGATAAGAGGTTTACGTTGGGGTCCAGCAGGTTTCGACTGCATAGCTTTAGGATTTAGTCTATTCATAAAGCTACTAAAACCTTGACTCGCCTTTCTCAAGAGTTTATCACCAGCTGGTTCTTGACCACTTGCAGACATTTTCATAGTCTTTTTAGGTGGACCTGCATCAGCTCTGATTGCATTCATACCTTCAGGAATCTCCTCTTCCTTTACACAGTTAGGAACTTCCTTACCATTCTTTTTCTTGGTTCCCTTCGCCTTATAACCATCCCAGCAAGTGTCAGCACCAACGTTCTCGCGGGCTTTCTTCATACCTTCATCAACTGCCTCAACGTCTTCTTTCTTAGTCTTCTTTTTGTTAGCAGCTTCAATCTCTTTGTTCTGGCGCATGATGTCCTTGATAGAACCAGAGATGCCAGTGAAACCATCCTTAGAAGGATCTGTCTGTTTCTTAGAGTCATCCTTGTAACCACCAGCAGATCGAGCAGCACGACGGTTCTCGTCTAATTCTAATTCTTCCTTTGCAATTGCATTACCAACTACCTTACGTCTATTCTTCAGATACTTATCGGACTTGGTATTTTTCTTGCCATCATTATCAATATCATCATCTTCCTGACCTACGGGATCAAGATTCTTTTCATGTACCGACCTGTAAACAGATGCTAACTCTTCCGCATCATACTTTTTATCAAACATAGCTCTGAAAGAAAGACCTTATCAGAGTTATTTATTGTATTTGGTTCCTGGACCTGAGGCAGGATCATTAGGTTTCATTGGAAGCACTGTTGCTTTAATCCTATCCTTTGGAAAACCAAACTTTTTTTTACTTTGTCCTGGTGTCATAGACTGAACATACTTTCTATAGTCATCAGTACCAACTTCATATGCTTCCATGATATCTCTCAACCATGACTTAAAGATTGTTCCTTCTGGAGTCATACAAATAACATAGTTAGTGCCACGTCTAGAAATTCTCCCCACCTCTCCAGTATTAGTATTTTCAACTAATGTTCCCATGGAAAAAATAGTATTACTCATATAAGCAACCCGAAGACCTTCGGGATCTAACTTAGGAGCAATTTGCCAATCTTCGGATACGGATACTCCCATACTCTTCTGTAGGGTATTAAACAATTGTTTCTTATCTACGTTTCCGAGAGTGTTTGGAATACCCGTAGTAAACATCTTAAAGTCCCCATCCTTTGCAGCCTTTCTCATTTTGGATGCCGACATACCCTCAACACCTTCGGAATCAGCATCTCTAGCTCCAGCAGAGATTACTTTTATCTCCTCAAAATCATAGAGATCTCCATTATATTTTTGAGCAAGACTTTGAAACTCAGCAAGTCTATCCTGTCCAACTATAATTGTTACAGACTTATACCCAAGGCCATAACATGATTGCAGAACATTGAAGATAGTCTTTGCTTCTGGATCATCCCTGATGTCATCTTCAAAGTCAGGGAACATAATCCTCATGTATTCAATTTTACTTGAAGGTTCTAAAGGATTTTTCTTAGGATCTTGGGTACGACTTGGATAAATTCTTAAATCAAACTTAGATCTTTTAGCCTCACTGCCTGCGGCCTTAAGAAGTTTTTCATGTCCAACAGTTGGTGGATTGAACCTACCAAATACAATCACAGCACCATCAGAAGATGGTTCTCCCATCGTCTCTAGTGATTGGAGTTCGGGTTCTACTTTTTCCGATTCACTATTTTTCTGATCGGGATTAGAATCTTTACTGGGTTTAGAAGTAGGTGTCGAGGAAGAATTATCTGGAGACTTAGTATTGCCTGGAAGATTAGGTTTAGAAGGACTTCCTTGTTTTGGTGCCTCACTTTTAGAGTCTCCGCCAGAACTAGTAAATTTTAACTTACCATTAACTGTTTTTGCTACAAATTTTCCGCCTTTATCGTACCATCCACCATGTCCATCTCCAGTCAAACCTTTTTGTTTGGCTTGAGTGGAAGCAGTAGTTTTGACGGCTTCGGATATAAATTCTAGAAAACTTTTCACGAAAAAATTACTGCCTTTTCTAATATTTATTAAAAGGTTACCACTATGGCATTTGATGGTGGTTTAGCCACAATCACAATTCTCCTACCCTTATCACCAGCACTAGGGGATTTTCCAAGAATCAATGGATACCCTTTATTATCCCTTTCCATTGTTTCAAAAGGTTGATCTTTTCTTCTCTTCCTAAGTCTCAAATAAAGATCGTGTTCTTTCGCATATTTCTTAGCATCATGAAGTCTACCATTAACGGTTAAAACATTGCCACTAGATGTAGAGTGAACATCCATAGGACCAATATACATGTGAGTAATTGGTCCTCCCATAGGTTGCGTTCCAAGGACAATAGTCTCTTTTAATTCGGGACTAATTTGTCCGTATATATCTGGAACCTGTTGGCCTTGAGTAAATCCTAGTTGCAAATACTTATTATAAGCGGCTTGAATAAATCTTCCACTAAATCCTGGAACAATTTTTTCTAGTCCATTTAGTCCTCCACCAGCCATACTAGGAGCACTTGGACCTTTCATAGATAACTTAAAAAGACTATTTGTAGATCTAATCTCAACATCGGTGTAAGGTTCATCACCAGATGCAGATCTACCCATTACTTTATTGGCAGAAAGAACATTAGTCAGTCTAGTTGAACCCGCCTGCAGAGTGAAGGGTTTACCTCCTTTAGTCTCAGCGAAGGAATTAATTGCATCAACAAGACCAGTTTCTTGTCTTTCTGATAGAGTTCCTGCCATATGGGGTCATGGTTCTACACCCCTATTTAGATAGATTCTCTCTCTTTCATAAGGAGTTATCTCTCCTGTCCATAATCTATACCCCTCTTTAACTTCTGGCAAAAGCCACTGGTCCACACGAACACAATGCTCCCAGTTGACAGGGTGAGCACAACTCACCACTACAACAGAAAAGAATGCTCGTAGGTGGATCCAGAGACTAAGCATGATGGGGTTTATGTTCCCTATCCATAGGTTTAGAGGACTCAAAGGAATCTCTTGAGAGATTTTTAATTACGATGAATGCATCTTTATTATACTTACGAGTACCAATAGGGGATTGCCATTTCTTGTTATACTCTTCACCGACATCGATACCAGAAACTTGAGTTCCTGCCATTTCAACTACGATGTTATCACCTTCTTCCCACCCATATTTTTGGGCAAGAAAAACAACCTGCTCATTTATAGTAGGTGGTTCCATGACTCTTTCTTCTGGGTCTAATGATCCGTTCATACATCTCCTTGTCTACGGTTCTCTGACTGATGAATGTCAAACTCACCACCAGGGTAACGAGCCATCAGTTTGTGAACATTCATCTCAATGACTTCATCGATAGAAACATTGAGACCAATACATGCCTGAGCGACATACCACATGATGTCTCCAAGTTCACGTTTGAGATGGAATAGATTTTCATCATTGACGGGTTTACCCTGGAAGATAATCTTCTTGACAATCTCAGTAAACTCACCTGCCTCAGCAGACATTCCTACAGCAGCAGTAAGTAATCTCTCACTAGGAAACTCCTGTCCTTCTAGTTCTTGAAGACGATAGACGAATGCCTCAAAGTCTTTGCTTTGTTCCGAAGTAACGGCATCCACAAATTCCAGATATGCATCGGTGTTTACGTTTACTTTTTCTTCCATTTTATCCAATTCCTGTTGATACATTTCACGAGTCCACCCATCATTATAAGGTGAGTTAGCTTGAATTTGCAGTTCAGTCTTATTCATCAAAAGTTAAGTGAGGAAAATTTGTCTTTGGATTTTTTAGACTCTTCGTAATTATACTCCTCGTCTTGACCACTGTCAAGGATATCGTCCTGAGCAGATTGTTCACAATCATAAAGTCTCATCTTGGCACGATCAATACCCACAACAAATCTTTTGTTGACGGTTGGATCGTTGTAACGGTTCTTCAATTGTTTCACCATAATTTGTCCCAGGTCCTCAAGCTCATCTGTAGAAATAAGGGCAAACATAAGATCAGCATTAGCAGGTAGACCAAAGGACTCACTAGTAT